GAATCACCCAGTGCTAAGAAAAAAGTCATACGAAAATGTAAGAATGAAATAATAAGGAGAAAACTATGAACTGTTGGCATTGTGCAACTAAATTAATTTGGGGTGGAGATCATGATATAGGAGATGAAAATGAAGAATTTGATATGGTTACGAACCTATCTTGCCCTGATTGTAAGGCTTATGTTGAGGTTTACATGCCCAAAGGAGAGGCAAATGAGTGATTTAGTAAATAAACCACCACATTACAATAAAGGCAAATTGGAATGTATCGACTACATAAAACAACAGTTAGGTGCAAATTTCCCTTCATACCTAGAGGGTAATGCCATAAAGTACCTTCATAGACACAAATATAAAGACTCTAACATTCAAGACTTAGAGAAAAGTATTTGGTATATTAATAAATTAAAAGAACATTACGAGAACTTATAATGAGCAATAAACCGCAAATTGATGTTTCGCAATTAAAAAGGCAAATCGATAAAGGCAAATCACTGAATGAAGTGGTAATGTCTTTGGGTAAAAGCAAATCGACTATTCTAAAGGTGGCCAATGAGAATGGTTTAAAGTTTGATAAAAAAAGCCCATGGGCAAATTTATAATTAAGGCAAATTTAGTATTGATGCAAATTTACTTTTAAGGCAAATTTAGTATTAAGGCAAATATGGATATACAAGTAAAAACTGATTTAAAGAAACTTCAAAAGAAAATGGACGTTTTACAACATAAGACTTTCAATAAAGTTCTAAGTGAAGGTATGAATTATACTGGTGCTAAAGTTGTCAATGCACAAAGAGAGATGCTTCTCAGAAAACTAGAAAAGCCTAGAAAAACATCTATAACCGCTATTGTTATGTCTCAGTTTGCTAAACCCAACAAAAGAGGTTTAAAGGTCACAGTTAGGGTTAAGAGTTATGCCACAAAGTTTTTATATTATATCTATACTGGAGAGAATGAGCCTGCTAGAAGTCAAAGCTATCCATCTCCTACAGATGATGGTATGGCTAGAAGAAATCAGTTTGGAAACATTGTCACTCAAAGAGGTATATTAAAAAGACTGGATAAGACCAAAGAATCTCAGAGAAAAGGCTCACGTTTTATAGGCGTACCTAAAGGAGAAGGATCAAAAGTCTATGGTATATGGGAAAGACAAGGGAGAAAGGGTAGAGGTGGCTTAGACTTGCTTGTAGCCTTTACACCATTTATTAGGCATAGAAAGTTCATTGATTGGTTTAAGTTATCTCAAAAGGTAGTACAGAATAATTTTTATAAAGAAGTGAATAAACAGTTTGCTAGAAGGGTTAAACAAGTTCTAAGATAAAGGCAAATTTACCATAGAGGCAAATTTACCTTTACCGCAAATTTAGTCTAAGTAGAAACTAATAGTTGCACACTCATCAATCAAAGCATACTTTTTTATATCCTTACTATTTTCATGATCGATAATAGAATATCCGTCTTTGCATTTCTTTAGCTTTCCGTTCTTATGCTTCTTATATGCAAATTCAGTTTCGTTATAATCAAGACATAAATGCTCTTGCATTTTATCTCTATCAAGAACAATGCCTTTATCTTTTTTAATAAAGTCAAATATTGCCTCTTCTATTTCCCATGCGTTTAATTTAATCTCCATCTTCTTCTCCTATTATTTCTAAAATTACTTTTTGAACTCTTTGAGCCTCATAAACCTCATGCCCTAAATGTGATATGTAACCATAATCAGGCTCAAGGTCTTTTCGAAACTCTAACAACTCAAAGTCAAATTTATCTAGCCTCTCATTAAAGATGCTATCAACTTCATACTGTATGCTTTTAAGTTTTTCTATTATTTGTTTTTTAGTTAGACTCATCACACCACTCCTCATATTTAAGATTATATTTAGTACAGAATCCTTGAAAGGCTAAATAATCTTTTTGTGTATAGATATATTTATCCATATCATCCCAATTTATAAAATTTATAAATTTACGCTTATCAACAAAAACGCAAATTCTTTTTTTATAATCATCTGTAGCAACCTCTACATAGTTATTAGAAGTGCTTACAACATGACCATTAAACAAACAAAGCAAATCACTTAGAAACCATGCAGACCATTCGCCCTCATTGTTACCCATGTATTTATCATCAAAGCCAATTTCATATATTTTTTCTTTACTCATGTTTATAACTCCTTACTTTTATTAAACATAAACCTATTATATATAAAAATATATAAATAGCAATAGGTAAATGCAAATTTATATTTAAGGCAAATTTACTTTTAAGGCAAATTTAAGATCGAGGCAAATACTGTTTTGATGCAAATACTGTTTTGATGCAAATTTATAATCAAGGCAAATTTATAATCAAGGCAAATTTATAATCAAGGCAAATTTATAATCAAGGCAAATTTATATTTAATCAAAAAAAATCATTGCAAAAAAAAGCAACAAAAAAAAAGAAAATAAAAAAAAAGAACAAAAAGAAGCAACAAAGAAAAAAACTAGGCACTGAGAGGCCGTCTGTTGCAATATAATTATATATTGATAGTAATACAAGGTTTTAATATTAAAACGTCTTAGAAAGGCTCTAAGGCTCTCCTATATATTCAAGGCATAAAAAAAGGCGGTAATGATACCGCCCTTTGTTAGTTAGATTAATATTAATTAATAAGATCTTTTAATAAGTGTTTATGCTCAATTTCATCAATATGAACCCTTTCTTTATTGTTAAGAATAATAATATCTCTTATTAATTCTCTATCTAGGCTATCCATGTCAAAAGGAATATTTACCTTTTTTAATCTAATCTTAACCGCTTTATCAAATAACATTTTTAAATCAATGTCTCTATCTATGCCATCACTATCACAAAAGATAGAGTATTTTAAAAGCGGATATATTCCGTCTTTTCCGTAAAAGTCTCTAAAATAATTATAAAAATCATTCATTATTCACCCCTTATTAATTTTAATTTATGCCCTTGTTGTTCTAGGCGTTTATATTTATCTTGCATAGTTGCAAGACATGAACCCCTAAAGGCTAGAAAGCCTTTAAGAGTTCCATTGTTTATTATGATTTTATATTTCATTATTTACCCCTTTTTAGTTATTGCTTCTATTAAATCATCTTGTAATTTATATGCTTTTTGAAGCTCCTCTGTTAGCTTGTATATAAGTTCTCTTGCTGTTGAGGTGTCGCTGTAGTCATATTTTTTAATTTCGTTTAGATCTAATCTCATTTATGCTACCTCTTTAGATTTAAAAGATAAAATTACATTAGCCATAAAAGAAAAGTAATTTTCAATCACCCTATCTTTTAATGCCTCGCTAGGATTGTTATCTATTGAACCCATATCAATAGCTAACTCAATGATGTCAGAGTATGTATAAGGAATGTTTATAGCTAAGCCACTCAACCATTCAGTCATAGCTCTATACTCTCCTATCCTTTCAATTTGAAAGCCGTACTCATTGCCGAACCTATCAAAAAGATAATTAATCTTTTCATCATCTGATAAATTCTTGCCTATTAGCTCGTCCTCTGTTTCTAAACAATCAAGAATATAATTCTTGTAGTTCTTTTTATATTGTGTGTGATGTACTTTGCTCATGTTTATATTCTCCTTATTAATAATTATATGTAAAACTTTTTATGAATCCGTCAAGATTTAAAATCTTGTCTAAATCTAATGTATAGTCAGATATTGATTCGTCCCAGTCATTCCAAAATAGAAAATAAATCCAACCCAAAGAATGACCGTCCTTATCAATAACATAAATAGCTGTTTCGTCTACTTGTGTTAGTGCTTCGTCCTTTGTGATTTCTTCGCCTTCACATTCACATTCTATTGTGTAGCCTTTACCCTCTATAAGTTTAAATAGTTCTTTTAAGTATTTTTGATGTGTCATATTAACCCTCTCTTAAAATATAAAGCCAGTAAATACTAAAGTATTACCATCTTTTAAAGTTTCATTATTCATATCGTGCCACTTAGTAGCCCAATATTTGCCCGTGCTTTTGTCATAGTCTCCCTTTACTAACACATTATTATTGTTAGCTGTTGGTTTAAGTTTAAAGACTTCGTCATTGTCTAAGTCTTTTAATGCTTTAACTATCATTACATCATTACAAGGTTCGTTGTCTTCGTCCCCTTTAAAGAAATAGTCTATTTTATCGTTTATTTTATAAGTCATAATTACCCTCTTAATGTTGAAAAACACACGAACAGGGGCGAACCCATGAAAGCGTATTTTAATATGTATATAAATGTCATGTACTTAATATATATAAATATATATTTATATGCAATAGATAAAGCAAATTATTTTAAATAAATATTCTTATCTCTTTTTATACCTTTATAAATTCTATGAATAATACAATTTTTATTATTTTCTTATCTTTTCTTTGATTTTTTGGCGTTGTTTTTTGATGTTCTCTCTAGCCCTTTATTTATAAGGCTTCTAGTTCTTAGGTTCTTCTAGCCAAGCTACTACGCAGGTTGCGGCACCCCATTCTTTTTGTAGCGACAGGGCTGTACTATCATCCGTATTTATAATATAAAACCATCTTTGTAATTGAGCTTTGAATCAAGTATATTTATACTTATGAGTATTAAGAAACCACTATAAAAACTTGGCTACGAGAAAAGAACTAGCAGAACATCTTGACCTTTCCCCTCAGTCTATAAGCGACTTAATAGGTAAGGGCATATTTACTATTGGTTCAGGAAGATCACCTGTTAATATAGATGTGTGCAGAATACAGTATATTAATCATATAAGAAAAGCTGCTAGGTATACTAGAAAAGATGGTACTGGCGATATGGCTGAAGAGAAAACTAAACTTACTGCTGCTCAAGCTAGAAAGGCTGAACTTGAAGTAGAGGAGATGGAGGCTAAGTTAATACCAGCAGAACTGGTGCAAGAGACATGGGTTGACTATGTTGCTAATGCAAGAGCTAAATTATTAGGTTTACCATCAAGAATTGCACATCAGGTTATAACAGTAGATAAATATGCAGAAGCAGAATTAATAATAAAGGAACAAGTGCATGAAGCACTAAACGAGTTAGCTCAAGATGGAATACCTCAAAAATATAGAAAGGGTGATACAGGAGACAAATCAGGTTTGGACTCCACCACCCAATCTGAAGATTAGCGATTGGGCTGATAGATATAGACGTTTATCTCCTGAATCTTCAGCAGAAGCAGGGCAGTGGAGAACTGATAGAAGTCCATATCAAAGAGAGATAATGGATTCATTTAATGACCCTGATATTCAAAGAATAGTATTTATGAAGTCTGCTCAAGTTGGTGCTACCGAAATTTTGTTAAATGTCATTGGCTATTACATAGACCAAGACCCTGCTCCTATGTTAATCATGCAACCTACTCTACAAATGGCTCAAGCATTTAGTAAAGATAGACTTGCAACTATGATTAGAGATTCAGAGAAGATAAGAGATTGTGTCAAAGACCCAAGAAGCAGAGATAGTGGTAATACTGTTTTATCTAAGAAGTTTGCAGGCGGTAATCTAAACATAGTTGGTTCTAATTCTGCATCAGGACTAGCATCAAGACCAATTAGAATTGTATTAGCTGATGAGGTTGATAGATATGAACAGTCAGCAGGAGCAGAAGGTGACCCAATATCACTAGCAACTAAAAGAACAACTACCTTTTGGAATAAAAAGATATATATGTGTTCTACTCCTACAATAAAAGGACTATCAAGAATAGAAACTGCTTTTGAAGAATCAGATAAACGCTATTACCATGTGCCTTGTCCTGAATGTAATGAGAAGCAAGTTCTTAAATGGAAAAACGTGGTTTGGGATGAAAATAAGCCTGAAACAGCAGCTTATGCTTGCGATCACTGTGGTTCAGTTATAGATGAGTCAAAAAAGCAGTGGATGTTAAAACATGGTGAGTGGATTGCATCAGAACCTAAATCAAATACAGCAGGATTTCACATATCTGAATTATATTCAGTTTGGTCAACATGGGCTGATATGGCTAAAAACTTTCTTGAGGCTAAAAAACAGCCTGAAATGTTAAAGACGTGGATAAATACTGCTTTGGGTGAATCATGGGAGGAGCAGGGAGAAACAGTTGAATATGAAACACTACTAGAACGTAGATTAAATTATGATTATACAAATATTCCTGAAGATGTATTAGTTCTAACTGCTGGAGTTGATACTCAAAAAGACCGACTTGAGCTTCAATTGGTTGGTTGGGGTAAGAACTATGAAGCGTGGGTGTGTGACTATAAGATATTTTGGGGTGATCCTAATGCTATGAATGTATGGTCGGATTTAGATGCTTACTTAAAAAAACGATTTAAAACCGAATCTGAAAGATTAATACCGATATCATGC